CGCAATAGGTAATTCTAATAAACGCAATTATTTTCCATCTCGCTTTGCAAGTGCTTGATAATTAACCCAATAAAATTCCTACTTATTTCCTACTGAAGTGACGGCCACACCAATCAGCATCCCAACTCCCAACTTGAAGGCCGTTGACTGATGCCACTTTTTCTTTTCCTTGATGTAGATGTTCTGCATTCCGGTGATCTCGACATTTGGATTGTCGACTCTCATGCGGACCACTTTGTCGCTTTTCTTAAGTAGCTTGTTGACGAAGCCAGTGCGCATGGTGTCACCCACTGCATAGGTGAACTTGGCAGGGATAACGAGGGAATCAATCTGCAACCACCCGAGGCGATTAATCATGCCGCCGATTGTGTACCACTCGGTTGTCTTGAGGAATGGCTTGCCTGTTCTAATCATTGGATAGTTGTTCACCATCACAGTATCGCCAAGTTTGATCTGCGTTTTTATGACGGTCCTCGTTTCAATCTTCACCACCTCCGATGCGTTCTTGACTTTCACTTCGAGCTCTGCGATTTGCTGCGCTTGTTTGGCTGCATCTGAGCCACTCTGTGCGATTATCTTCTTCTGTGAGGCTATAAGTACGCTGTCCTCATATATCGTGTGTTTGAGTCGATAATCGTTAGACACGTTTTCGCCGCAAGATTTAAGCAGCAAAAATACAAGTACAATGATTGCAATGAGATAAATCGTTTCAGTTCGTACAGATGCCATCTTGAATGAGTTTTATAAGTTGTTTAGACGATTCCCAAAATAAACGCTTATCCTTCAGTTCTGCTTGCAGTATTTGCAGTGCCACGCATACAGGCATTCCTCTCTCTATCACATACCAAGCGGCAACATTAACCAGTCTCTTATCCGCTTCTTGCTCTGTCATAACTCTCGAGCTGCTTTCTTTACAAGAATCTTGATTGCAGCATCAAGCTTGTTGACTGATGTGTTAATCATTGAGAGCACATCCTTCTTGTCGAGATCGCTTGCGCCTTGGTGCTGCATGAGCATCTGAACAAGCCCTGCGATGTTGGTCAGTGGCTGCCGGATCTCATGGCTCAACATAAAGCGGAACTCCTCAAGGAGCAATCTTTGCCGCTCATAATCATGCGAGCTGATGGATGTCACATCGACAATCTGAATGCCGACAAAATGAAGTGTTTCGCCAATGGCGAAGCAGTTCCAAACATTGTATCTGTCGCTTGCGTTCTTCTGCCGAGTGCGTGCATAGACACGCGATGGCTCAGGCGCATGCTTGCGAGCTGTCTCAATTGCTTTGATGAAGTCCTCTTTATCACCTTCGATGCTTATGATGTCGGTGATTTTGGTGGGCTGTAAATGGCTAACGTAATTCTTGAACAGCTCATTGTTAGTCACAATCTTGCCGTCTTGATTCGTCACCACATAGAAGAGGTCAATCGAATTTTCTAAGATGAATAGCGAAGACATTGCTTGAGTTCGCTACAAAGGTTAGACCAGGCATCCATTGAGCTCCATGCCCATTGTGCTGTTAGGTATATGGTAAAAGTCAACAGCATGCCCATTACTGGCCCATCCATTGTCGGCTGATATTCGCGGAACTCAGTGCGAGGCTTGATGATAATCTTCTGCTCTGCCTTGGGCTTAACCAAGAATGCAGATTGCGTTGGAGTGATGGTATCGCTTGCGTAGGTATGTTGCATCGTAGGTCGCAGTGGCATTGGCTCATCGGCAGCAATCTCGAAAGTTTGCCCCCATTGGTTAGTGCAATAGTGCTTGCCAAAGATAGTGAATTTCTCCATCGATTGGTACACTATCTGCGGCTCGATGTGAATTGTGTGATGATGCGTATGGACCTTGCAGCCAATACCCACCACGCAACCCTCATCGATTGTAGTATACGTTGAGTCTCTGCCTTCATCCATTGTCACTGCTTTTAGGTATGTATCCTGCGGCCACCATTGCTGCCACTATCGCTGCAAGTGTCTCTGTTGATATCTGCTTAAAAATTAAAGCAAACACAGAACTGAGAATGACCAAAGAGCCAATTGTCGGCCTCCAGTGCTTAACTATAATATCAAGCACTTGCCGAAACTTGCTGACTCTTCTTGCCGCCATAGTAGGTCAAACGATTGGTGTAAAATATAGTTGCGCCTCTTTCTTGCGCCTTCTTACAAGTCCGGTTGAAACCTCGCCGCCTGCCCTGTTCCACTTAAGGAACTCAGCTGCAATCTTTGGGTCGTTTGGATTTGCTTTGATGAATCTCAACAGCTGCGATTTAGCAAGGTTAGCTGGACCGAGGTTGAAGCAGAAACTTACAAGCGCATCGAACTGATTCTGATTCACCTTTGTAGTGTTCAGCAATCCAATCACGCTGCCCTCGAACTCCTTAAGGTGATCCTTGAGAAGTTGCGCCGCTTGTGCATTGGTGATTGTCTGCCCGAGCTTAACCTTGCTACCGTCTGCGTAGTATGTTGCGCCATATCCAATGGTCGGCACTCCTGCGCTGCATAGGTAGGAAGTTAAACGCAAGCCTTCAAACTCCTGTATGAGTCGGATGCCGTTGTTAGAGGACTTCATATTGCAATTGTATTACGCAGTATTGCATATTAGCATTGACATTGGCTGTAGTAATACCAATATAGCAAGTATTGTTGGTTACTTCTGCGTAAATATCAAGCCCTACAATCTCTGCTAATGATGTTCCATTAACCGACCACTGCATCATTCCAAATAGCTGCTTTGAAATTGTGAAGTTGGATGCCACTGGTAGCGATAATTCAAATGAGCCAGTTGTTTCTAATGCATCCATAGTAATCTCTAACTGAATAGAGCAATTGACTATGCTACCCACTTTGATAAATGTTGCAGAACTAGGTGTTGCAATTATGCCATTCACCTCTCCACTAACTGTCGGAGTATAAGTGCCACTGCTAAACATGTTGCCCACCTCAATCTGCTTGGATGTCCCTTGAGGAGATTGCGATGTGTCGCTTACATCAACGATATAAAGTAAGTCTGCATCAACCGCTGTGGTCAATGTACCTAAGTCTGTAATTTTTACGCCTGCCATTTTATATAGGTTTATATGTTATTAAAGGTAATTGTTTAACCCAATCAATTGAGCATTGTTCAACTTCTTCAATACTGATAATTAGATTGCCATCAAAATCATTGATTGGATTGAAATAGTTATCAGGTATAAATTGAACTCCAATAAGACTCTGTGCTTGTTCCAATGTGAGTAGGTAAACTTCCATTATACTTGTCTTGCTAAAGTGGTTTGAAATGCTTGTATTGAAGAATATAGTAATGCTGCTTCACCATCAGTTAACCCGCTGCCGATTGTTGCAAAGGCACATTCTTTTCTTGAATAGAAAGATGTTACTCCATTATTATTTAATGCACCTAAGTAGTAGTTTTGAGCACTCATTGTGCCTGATGCAGTTACACCAGTTGCAATCTTTGTTGAATTTCTCCACCCATTAATCACATTGGATGCCGTTCTATTAGCCATATAAAATGCTCTTGAATCAGTATCCGCAGCAGTAATATAAGCAGTTGATGAGTTAATTCTAAAATATGTAATATTACTTGTTCTAATTTCTAATACTGAACCTTGAGTTGCATTCGCTCCACCAATCTCAACCTCTGTTAAGTTAGAATTAGTCCTTGAGTAATAACTTATGTGATGTGAATTCTGAGATGCGTTTGCACTTGGATTAAAGAATGTATTAGCGAATGAATTAGTACCATTAGGCAATGCGCCATTTAAAGAATGCGTCCAACCTCCACTGAAGCTAAGTCTGAAAGCAGCATTTGTATCAAGTGGATTCTTAAGATTAAATTTTTGTGTAGTTGCCGTTCCACCAACCATCGGATAGATGGCACTCATTTTAGCCCAAGTTCCATCTGCTTTCATAGTAGTTACCAATGTACATATTGCTGATGAAATAGTGGCATCTGTTATACCAGTAGCAGTTAAGAATGCAACTGCATCTGCATCGGCACAAGTTGGTGCAAACCAATATGGATTAACTAAGAAACTCATACATAATTACCTATTAAATAAACTTTTAAACCCTTCGCAGTTCCATTACCTATTTGGTCTATATCAATAGTAATCTCTGAATCATCAGCAAGATTAAGATCACTTATAACTGGTGGAGTGGCAGCAGTTGTACTTGTCTTTTCTGTATTGTCAATGGTCAACTTAGTAGATAATATTGATGTACCACTTTCATTAATGTCAATGGTGAATATACTACCACTTGCTTGAGCCGTTGTTAATGATGCTCTAACTGATGTTAGTGTAACTGCTCGTGGCATTCTAAATGTAATCTTTGCCGTTCCAGTTGTTAGTGCAGTAGTTTCATCTGATGCTGCCACAACTAACTCAAATGGTGTAGCAATATTACCACTACCAAGAATGCTTGTTGAGTTAATTGTCTTAATGTTAGTGCCACTTGTTAAGGTATCTTGTTTACCATTAAAGGTTGACCAATCAGCACTACTTAATGCACCTCTATTAGTAGCTGATGCAGTTGGTAGATTAAATGTATGCGTATCTGTTGCTGAACTTATTGCAAAATCAGTTCCACTTGTACCTACTGCAAAGTTCTGAACTTGTGCCGTTAATCCATTTAAAGAATTAAGACCAGTTGAGAATGTTGTGATTACTTGGCATAAGTGACCATTCTCAGTATGTAGTTCAATTGTTCTACCTGATGTGTTTACAAAGACTCTTAGTGCCAATCTATCGGTGACTGCAAGGATTGTAGCTGGTACTGCCAATGCAGTAAAGTATGCATCTAATGTAGTGCCGTTTGTAATACCTTCAGGTGTTGCTGAATCACTTGCAATTAAGGTAAATGTTGCACCATCATACTTATGCAATTCTACATAATATGATGGACTACCACCGCTTGCCGATGCCTTAAAGAATAGTTCAAAATTCCAATTACCCGCTGGTATTGATAATAAACTTGGGTCATTTGCATCTGTAATGAATTGTGCAATCAATCCATTACCTTGAGCATTAGTTCTTGTAAATGTAGTACCACCTCCAAAGACTGGAGTTTTACTCATTTCATAATAAGTAGAACCACCAAAAGTTCCTTGATTTACTGAACCATTTAAA